CGTGGTCTAATTTGTATTTTCTGAATAGGTGTTCTAGGTGATTTATCAAGGCGACTGTGTCGCGGAAGTTAAAGGCTTCGACTGCAAGCGTTTTGTTGCCATTTCGGATTACTAGAACCTGCTCGTCACCTCCTGCTGATAAATCTAGGCCAGCTACGTTGTATTCTTCTTCTAGGTGTTCTATTTCGTGCTTGTCCAAGTCTACAAGTTTCTGGTGATTTATTACGACTTGCTCGTCCATACCACCAAACTCAGCCATTATCATGGACTTATATAGAGCGGAGGTTTCTCCATACGAGTCTTTGATTTCAGCAATGTATTCTTCTGATAGATGGGGGCAGTCGAAAGCTGTGACATGATATTGCTTCCAGTTACCTCCAGTACACATATTGTAGAAGTGACCGGAAGGTGGGCCGGGACTAGATACGTCCACTCGTTTGGTGAAGCCTGTGCAACGAGCCAACGCTGTAAATATCTCGTCGGGTACTGACTTGGCTTCCGAAACAAATATTGCTAGTTCCCCGCCGGGAACTACCGGATGCCAACCTTCTGCTCTACCAGCCTCATCCGTTACGAATAACTCGATTGTTGAGCCATTTAGTAGGTTGGTGTAATGACGATAGTTCATCTTCCAGACTTGTGTACCAAACATCTTGTTAATGGTGTTCATTAGCTGTTTGATGTATTTGTCTGTTTGGCGATCTAGCTGATTACCGGATGCGGTCGTAACTATCGAGACTGCATTAGCTGATGCCATGCAAGTCCATAAGGCGCAAGGGGCTATAACAAATTGATCTTTGCCAGAACCATTCGCCGCTCTTACTGCGGCCTTGAATGGTTTACTGGCATTTGATGGCTTGCCGTAATCCTCTAGGATTTCACGCTGCCATTTGTGTAGAGAAATGCGTCCCTCCAAGATGTCGTCGTCAATAACGGTCAACATCTCGTAAGGGTCTTTGAATTGTATGTTACCGCTTTTCTCCATGGTAGGTTTCTGCGTAACCTTCTTCTACCAGAGTCTCGTTTAGGTTTTTGTCGTCAATAAATAATGTGCCTAACACACGACCGTATTTACCTTTTTTGTCGAGTGACGTTTTTATAATGCACTTGTTTTTGTTTTCTTCAAGCATCTCAACCAAACGTCTCGTCGCAGCTTTGCCGTGCTTCTTCTCGATCAAGTCGCGAGTCCGTGTCTCCGGTGCGTTAATACCGTAAAGACGTACACGCTGCTTTGAATGCATATCAAAACCAAGATCAATAAAAGCGTCAACAGTATCACCGTCAACAACTCTGGTAACTTCTGCTTTATAATTGTATAGTTCCATTAATCAAGCCAGTCAGTTAACAAGTCTTTTTCGAGCAAGTCTTCTGGATTATCTTCAGCACGTTTTCGTGCTACTCGTAACTGGCTTGGCGTGAATAAGTAGGGTAACTCGTTGTCACCGTTACTGTCTTCAAGGTACGTGAATACGTATTTGTTTGTAGCACCGAATTTTCGGCTCTTGTTCTTTACGGCGAATAGCCGTCCGTTTTTTACTGTCATACTTCTATGGCTTTAGTCATAACCTCTCGCGCTTTTTCTAGTCGGAGGTTAAAATCTGATATGTTCACGTTAGTTGTACCATGAGGTGTCTTGAGTCCCTGCCTCTGGTCAAGAACGTAGAAAGCAGCTTTTAGCGCAGGAGCATTCGCTGTTCCTGTTTGTAGCGCAACGCGAACTACGTCTAGTGCCGTGTCTTCTAGTTCCTCAAATTTTTTAGCAAGCGGAGTATCTTTAGCTTTCTTGTTTCCTGCTAGGATTAACTCGACGTTCTCACGTTCATACCCAAGGTCTTCTACAATTTCTTCAACCGAGAAACCTTCCTTCGCTAATCTAACTACTTGATGACTACTCATGGATCAGGGTTCGGATAAAATACACCTTCATATTCAATTCCGCTTCTTGTTGGTACTCGCTCGGGGCCAGAACCTTCGGCTGTTTTGTCAGGCCCGTATTCTAGTGCGCCGTCTTTATATTTTTCTAAAAATTCTGCATCGTCTTTGCTGATGTATGCGTAGCCTTTAATCTTACCTTCTTTATCTTTTTGCGGGACGACCTTACCATCGTCACCTTTATGTAAAATTTGTAGACCGCCTTCTGTCTTGGCAATCTTGTCAGCAAATTCTACTTGTGCGTCTGCTTCCTCTTGCGTCATTAAGCCCCATTTAACAAGTCTATCTCGGTCAGTTTTTAGATAACCTTTAACTGCGGTTAGAATTTTTTCTGCTCTTTCTTGCTCTTGTTTTTCTAATTCTTTTCTGCGTTCCTCTTGCTCTTTATCAAATTTTTTCCATTCTTCAAATTCTTGTTCAGCTTTCTCGCTACTTAATCTACCTTCTTCAGATTCTTTTATTATATTTTCTATAAATTTATCAGCAAGTTTAATTTGAAAATCTTGCATATTTTGTTCGTGCTTAAACTGTCTGTCATTAAATTTTTGATCTAGACTTTGGTTTGCCTTTTTTAGATAAGCATTAAATAATATAAAAGAATCTTCTGTAGAATATCCATCAAGATAGAATTTAAGTGGCGATGGAATTTCTGTTGGTGCTATATTAGTTAATTCTAGATTCAAATCCATTTGTTTCTGTTCAAGATTTTGAATATCTTCATAACTTAAATTATAAAAATCTGCATTAGCTAATTGGTCTTGTATATCAGACAGTTGAATTTGAATTTGTATTTCTTCTCCGCTAGGAACTTCGTAGTTTCTTGTTCCGTGTTGTATCCAATTTTTATTCTCAGTTCTGAATTTACCTAAATCATCTTGAGACATATCAGGAAAACCTGTCTGAAATACTGATGCACCTAAATCTTTTAATACTTGTTGCCGTTCGGCGGCTGTTGCTTCGCGATCTCGTTCGCGTTTTATTATTTTACCAAGTCCTTCTATTGTGCCTTTGTCTATTGTTGTACCTTTTTGTTCTTCTTGCTTTTCAGGTTTTGTCGGTTTGACTGTTTGGCCTTCTTCACCTTTGAGTGTTTTTGTTACTGGTAATTCAGCTAAATCTAGTTCTGCCGTTTCTATGTTTGATGTATCTATTTCAGTTAAACCTTTTTCAAAATCTTCTACATCTCGAATTATTACGCCTTTTACCCCATCTGTTATTGTTTCAATGTTTGGGTCAATTGTTGGGTCAGTTGTTGGCATAACTGTAAGTGCTTCAGAAGTTTCGACTTTTGGTAGTGTGCTTGTTTTTTGTGAGACAGGTGTATCACCATCATCAATTACAACATTGTTTGGTTCTTCGGGTTTAACTTGAATTGTTTCTCCTGTTACTGGCGGTTCTGGTTCTGGTGCTACAAAAGGTTCTGGTTTTTCTGCTACGACTTCTTTGCGTTTTGTGGGTGTTTCGGGTTCTGGTATTGTTATTGTGCCATCGGGATCAGGCATTGAGATTACGGTCTTTGTACCCATATTAGGACGACGAGGGGCTTTCATAAACTCGTCGATGTTACCTAGCTTGTCCTTTATCCGTGTATCTTTGATCTTGGGTAAAACTTGGCCTAGTGTGTTGTTGTAGGTTTTCTGTAGGGTTTTGCCGAGTACCCATGTTGTGCCATGCACAAAATCTTGAATTGGATTTCCTGCCATCTCAGGTCGCTTGGCAGTCATATTATTAAGTGCCGACATTAAATCGTCTGATACAGTTAGCAATACGGGGATTGCACCACCTATTGCACCATACTGACTGATTAAGGCTGCCGTGTTCAATGCAGCAAGAAATTGAAGATTGCCGTATTCTTGTGTCTGTATGTTTTCCTTGTTCTTGAGTATGCGAACAAAGTTAGCCAGCATCTTGCCGTATTTCGGGCCAACAGGAGCGCGTCCTGTTACCTCTGACGGTATACCTTTAGTCTCCCATAATTTAAGACTTTCATCATCTAAACCTTTTGCCCAATCTTTTAATTTTAATGTAAAATTCTGTGATACTTTACCTAAATTATCGTAGTCAGAACCTTTTGGGTGTGGGCCTTCTACATCATAACGTGTTTTACCTAATACTGCTTTTATTGGTTTTTCTACAACAGAAAGTATATCTTGTAAAGATTGTCCTGCTCTTTCTGTTAGTGTAGGTTTAAATATTCCTACACTAGCTATTTTATCGTCTTCTGCTTTTTCCGTTAAAGTTCTATCTTCTGCTGGCCTTGGTGAAAATCTAACGAGTGGGCCGTCTTTATCGCCGTCTTTTGGCGGAGGCGGAATGTATGTTGGAGTCTTCGGTAATTCTGTTGGCCCGGTTGGTGGACTATATGGTGTGAAATTACGGTCTGCGCTGATTAGGTCACCAGTTAAGAAATCGGGGTCTTTTCTGTAATCGTAGCCGGTGTAGCCAATATCGCTGGTGTCCCAGTTGATTTTTGGGTCTGGTATGTCGAGTCGGTACTTATCAAAATCTACTAGGTCATCACTACTTGATCTGCGATACCAATCTTGAAGTTCTTTGTGTGCATCGTCGCTTTCTTTTACGATTGCGTCTATTTGGTCATTCGATAGTCCTGTGCCATCTAAATCTGTTGGGCCTGTTGGGCCTTTTGGCTCTGTGTCTAGTTTTGTGGTTGTGGGTGTGACGAGTTGACCCCAAAATTCTTCGTCGCCGAATTGAGCGCGAGCAGGTGGTAATCCAGTTGTCTCAGCCCGGAATTGGGCGAAACCACCGGGATTGTACTTTATGAGTGGGCCTTCAGCTACTTTGCCGAATGCGTCAACGGTATCAGCAGTTGGCCCATCAGCGAATTCTTTGACGATGTTAGTTTCGGACATCGAATAGGTGCGGGTTGAAGAAGAGGGCGTACTGAATTAGAGGCGTTGATTTGCAGATTTCGATTGATCGTTCACACATGGGGCGGTTGAAGCAGAGTTCGTGCCATAATTTTATAAGATAAAGTACGTTTTGTCTCATAGTGTTTTTTGGGTCATTTTTTCAGAGAGGGTTATAGTCCAGTAGCGGCACGACTTCTGGCCCCCCTCCCCCTTTGATCCCCTCCCCCTCTAGGCACAAAAAAAGCCCCTCAACTGAGGGACTTGACTATCACAATTATTATGAAGCCTAACAAAAAGCATAGGCAGAATTTATCAGTTCGATTCATCGGCTTCTACTGGTTCTGAGGCCATGCCGCTTTTCTCAAGTATAGCCTTGAGCCTATCAGTCTCTTTAGTTTCCTCATTCCACCACTCAGCGTATCGACGCTCATCCCGTTTGAGGTCGTCGTACTTATCTTGCAATGCATCCAACTCGTTCGTGAGATCATTGATTACTGATCCCATTGCGCGAACGGCCAACTTTAGGTTTTCTATTGTCATAACATTTGCGGTAATACCGCACCCCCAAAGTACCAGAATCAGAATTTGCGTCAACCTATTTATTTTTTATTTTTATATTGACTTGTTATGAGTGGTTGATAGTCTGTCTCTGCTTTCGGGCGAGTCATAACATTGGTGGGGGCTTCGGCCCCTGCCTTTTCTACTGAGACGAAAATAAAAAATATAACTAACTAATTGTTCCTTTCCAGTCACCTCTGCCGAGTCCCTTCGGGTATTAGTTAGTACAGCCCGAGGGAACTCCTTCGTCGTCCCTTGTCTCGGGCTGTCCAGAGAAACGCAACCCCTAAATGCATTTTACATGAGATTTTTTCTTTCATAAAGTGTTGACATATTTGTTGTTTATGTCAACCTGTCTTTGCCGCATGGCACTAAACATGAATAAAACTACTAAAGAAAAAATTGAGAGTCTTTCCGATTACTTTGTAACGGAAATGATCGAGATCATTCAAAAGGCTATTGATAAAAAGGTTGATGAACTAGATTTGCAACCAGATGAAGCTGAACGTAAAAGAGAAATCCAAACCACCGTTAAAGACATGGTAAACGACGGAGATATCAGCGTCTCACTCGACTGGTCATAACATGGGGGCGCAAGCCCCTTTTTTTTCTTATGAATTACTACATTAATAACTTAAAATGAATATAATTGAAAACAAGAACAGTAAAGCAAGCAAGGTCATGGTCAGTTATCGAATGAGGGACGATATAAAAAAACAATTGGGTGAATTAGCAGTAAGGCACAATTTCACAGAAACAACAGTCTTGGAAATACTGATAACCTACGCCAATGGCTGTCAGGATAAAAAATTAAATGATTTGATATTGCTTGCCAGGATTGCCGAATTAGACAGGCACAAAAGCAAACTTGTTGAATTATTAAACGCAACATGACCCCCCCGTAAGGAATCTATTAAGCCGAAACGCTTCACGGAGGTTCTTATCTAGTTAATGTAAATAAACGGGGCAAAGGTTGATTATTAAATTTATTTATAAACATTAATCAACCTACCCCCCTCATTGATACGTTGACGAAACAAGAAAAAAAGATACATATTTATATATATATAGACTAGCGTAAGGGGATACCTATGGTTGATTAATGTTGATAGATAAATTTAATAATCAACACAACCATGAGCAGATCAATATATACAAAAAATAATTTTTTCAATAAATCTCATATAAGGGTTGACACCCCTCCCCCCTCTGCTAATCTTGTCTCGCCTTCGGGCTATTATGAAAACCAAAATAATAACAAACGAAAACGGCAAGGCCCAACTCGCCTTGATTAACAACGACAAAACACTCGCGAACCTTGACTTGACTCTTCTTGAATCAACCAAGGGACAAGACGGCCCATTCAAATACTGGGCGCATGAAACCGGCTCCGATTCAACCAACGACTTGAACGACATCCGCGACTGGATTGCCGCCCTCAACGAAGCTGGAGTCCTAGACAACGATGCCGACTCATGGATAAAAGACGCTTGTCTTTACCGTCTCAATAACGGCAAATACAAGACCGTCCAAAAGAAATCAATCGACGGCAAAAGAACAGACTCGTACACCGACGACGAAAAACTCTCCAACATTGCGCAAGCACTTGACGGGGATGCATTCAAGGAACGCGCAAAGTCAGACGGCAAAGCTGCACTAACCAAGAAGCTAGAAGCCTCCGAGACACGCGCACAAAGGATGCAAGAAATCTTCTCCGAACGTCGCGCCCTTGAAGCTAAACATCGCAAGGAAAAATCCGCCGAAAAGGCTGCGACAATCCAAGCCAAGATTGATGCTCTCGACATCGAGGCAGACGCACTATTCGCCTAACCTCAATGGGGGGAGAAATCCCCCCTTTTTTCTCACATGAAATTCACAATCTGCACCGACTGCCACGCGCTTAACGCAACCGGCGATGCCTCATTCCTCGACTACCAAGGAGACGAAGCCCAAACAAGATACACCGAAATAAATAACGGACTCGATAAACTAGCCAAGCACGGCTACTTAATCACCGGAGACAAGACAGACGATTTCTCAAAAGAACCCTGCGATTCCTGCTTAACTAGTCTCGCAGGTGAACGCTACTCTCTCACAACTTACACAACTTTAACAAATACTCTACATGAAAATGTCTGAATCTATAGTTAAACTAGAAGTACTATCCGAAAAGATAAGTAAACAAATTGAAGAACGTGAGTCTCTTATGAGAGAATTAAGTCGCGGCATCGCACTACAAGCCGCACTAGGTAAAGACATTTGGGGTGATGGTAAAATATCAACCAACATTCGCAGATGCCAAGGCGGCTACTCTAGCAAGGCATCTGAGTCACAACCCGAATATACATTCAGCAATAAATTCAAGGTCAAGATCAGTTCGCCAGTAAAGACGCTTTACTCTGGCATTCTATCCGATCTCTACAACGACAACAAAGAACTATACGACTGGGTAATCAACCACCCCTTACATAAAGACTACAACAACTACAAATACAACAAATGAGAAAAATAACACAAGACGCAGCACGCGCATTCAAACAAGGCAAGAACTTCAGTCGTGACAACACTCGCGTCGAAGTCAAGAAAGACCTGCGATTCGCAGATGACAACGTCACGCAACTCTACTTGCACGGGCATTGTATCGCAGAACAGACAGTAAACTCGCTCCACATTTCACTTTGTGGCTGGCCCACAATGACAACACGCGAGAGACTGAACGGATTACTCGACACGTTAAACATCCAGAAACACTTATACCAAGAGAAACATGAGCAATACATCTTTGACCGTAGCACTCAAACATCCGAACCGTTCCCATCTAACGGCTATCAACGCGTTGCATGAGTGCAACTTGTGTGGATACGGGCCTGAGAATCTACGCAAGCATCCTGATTGGCATGAATATCACAAAGAACATCTTGTCCATTGCGACCTACCAGACATGGAAATACTATTCCCGCCAGACTACTCTATCCAAGGTAACGAACATTACCTAGACAGAACGTCAGCGAAGTGGGTACACAACCTGTTTCATAGATCACCAGACTACTTAAAGTTCAATGAAAGCAATAACAATAGTTAACGGAAACGTCGAACTGGTAGACATACCAGACAAAGCAATAAGCTGGACTCGCATAGAAAGTCCAAGCGTTACTGAAAATCCTAGTCAATCCTTACGCCAAGACAGTTGGAACGCAGCATTGACACGTTGCATCATCAAAGCAAAGAAACATAAACGATGAAAGAAACACGAAACCGTAGGCAACCTTATTACACCAAGAGACAGGCGCAAATGCTAAAAACGGGTAAGTCAAACACGCGTTCTGCCAATTCAAACAGAACTAAATCAACGAACCGTACAAAACCAAAGAAACGATGAGCTACACAAAAAGAATTGTTGATCTTTGCGAATTATGCGAAGGCAAAGGCTACTTAAATGTAGGACAATTATGTCAAAAATGTACTGATTGTGCTGGAACAGGTATGCAACATAAAGAATGTGAGAGTTGTGGACAAAAGATACTCAAGTTTAACGAGGATTGCCCAGAGTACAATGAACATCTTTGTAACTGATGATGACCCGATTGTTGCAGCGCGTAATCTCTGCGACAAACATATAAACAAGATGATCGTTGAGTCAGCGCAAATGCTGGCCAACGGTTTTCCTTTATCCAGACTCGCAGCAGACGACTGTCCTCGCAACGCACTAGGCCGCGCTAGAGTACATAGCTATCGCTATCACCCATGCACACAATGGACATTCAAGACTCGCGACAACATGAGCTGGCTGATAAGTCATGCCATTGAGATGGGCGAAGAACGTCGATACCGTTGGGGTAAAGACCATTACACTCTCGACTTCATTGCTTGGTGCTACGAGAACCTCAAAGATTCTTATGCGCCTATCGGATCAAGAACCGAGTTTGCTGTAGCTATAGCGAAGGACATGAACTGTCGCAAGCAACCGAACTTTGATGACCTACCAATAGTAGAAAAATACAGACTGTACATACAACTAGACAAACCGTTTGCACAATGGACACGCAGAGACAGACCAAAATGGCACACACTTACATCTGGCAAGTAAATCATCTTGAACCTAGTGACGTTGATATGCTACAAAATGAAATTGGACTCATTGTAATATCCGATGAAGACCAAACAATCGACGAAATCTATCAGACGGGTACAGCAGAATGTTGTACAAGTGATGACAAATTTTTGTTTTATCAATTCGATAAAGCATTAACACAAAACCAAGTAAAACTAATCGAACAATGTATGAGTTCAATGTAAAGAGTCGTCCCGTATTCAACATACGAGGACAAGAAATCGAAGGACATCGCGAGAACTTTCGCGAGGATACGGGCGAGCATCTTGCTATCGTTTCAGATAAGTACAAGATCGTTCATCATAAAGAAGTAATAGACAGAGTTGAATCTTGTCTGAAACTCGGTGAGTTTCAGAGGAAAATCTATTGTCCCAACAATGGGGCAAGACTCTATGCAGTCTATGACTTCAAAGAACAACGTGCTGAAGTAGCAAAAGGAGACATCATCGGGATGCGCGTCACGGTACGCAATTCATACGACCGTTCTTCTGGCATACCAATAGATGCAGGAGCATTACGTCTTGTCTGCACTAATGGTATGACATCACCATGCATGAACACCAAGCAGTCAGGCAGTCATTCAATGAACCTAGACTTGGACTACATCAACGATTCAATCAACTCAGCCAAGCGTGAGTTTGATGCATCAGTTGAAGGCTACAGAGTCTTGCATGGTTTCAAGATCACCCAACAAAAGGGCGAATCGCTCATCGAAAAACTGGTAGAAACCAAGAAGATCGGTGAAAGGCGAGGCAAGGACATCTTGGATATATGGCGTAATCCCACATACTCGCAAGATAAAGACCGCAACATATACAATCTATACAATGCGGTAACGCAAAACCTAACTCCAGAGATGGACAAAAGTTTTGAGCTAGTGGCAAGAACCAATCGCAGCGTACTCAAATTCTTACAGCATGAATCAAATGAACTTCACACAGCATGATGCATGGGGTCAGCGAGAGAACCAAGACCCTCCGCAACACGACGAACCTAATCTAGAGACAGTTGAAGTACATCTCAAGTTCAAATGGAATCCTAAAGTACACGAACACCCACAAGACTGGAAGTGGGATGACATACTTGATGCAGATATTGTAGAAGTTACATGGAAGAACTAATCACAGAAGACAAGTTCATGCTAGAGCAAATCTACCATGCGCACATTCTGTCCAGCCACGATTCCCCCGTCCTAGTGATGGGGGAGTCTGGCACGGGTAAGGAGACTATCGCAGAAATCTTACATGGAGACAGGCAAGCAGCATCGAACGCCAAAATACAAAATAACTTCGTTCCTGTAAACGTAACTACACTCCAAGAAGACTTGTTTGAATCGCTTCTTTACGGACATCTCAAAGGCTCATTCACGGGAGCGACCAGAGACACAACTGGTTTCGTTCAGCGAGCACACAAAGGCACGTTATTCCTAGATGAGATCGGAGAACTTCCCCTACATCTACAGCCCAAGCTACTGCGCTTCATTCAACACAAGAAGTACAGTCGCATAGGCGAAGCCGAGGAACACAACGCAACTTGTCGCTTCGTGTTCTCAACCAACAAGGACTTACGCAAAGAAGTCGAGGCAGGAAATTTCAGACTCGATCTCTATCACCGCATATCAACCTTCATCATCAAGACATCACCACTCCGAGATAGAACAGACGACATAACTCTCTACCTCAAGAAACAAGAAGTCGAAGACCCCGAAGGATTGATGCTTCAAATCCTAGATCAAACCAAACTCACCGGCAACTATAGAGAACTACAATCTATACTTGCACGTTACAAGACACTAGGTAAATTAATCATCTATTAATATCACCTACCCCCAAAAAAGTTGGCACGAAGGTTGCTTATATATTAACTGTCATATTTTTTGAAAATGACCTATAAAAAAGAACAGTTTATCGACGGGGATTTCAAGGGTTTCGGGTTTTATACTCCGGTCTTTGAGTCTATTGATGAAGTTGTTGAGGCTTACGGTGAGAAAACAACAATCGCCCTAATAAATCAACAAGCTCAGTTACGCATTCGTGCCAAGGTTAAGAATGGTTTACCAAAGAACCTACCGACATCAGACTTGGAGAGATTCAAGGATGAATTATATCGTGAGAAACCGGATGGAATTCTTTTCTCGCAGGATGAAGCTGCAAAGTGGACTCCTTCACTCAAAGAACTTTCAGCCAAGAAACTCTTTATGCTGGCACAAGCAGAACTAGCAAAGGGTAATAAAGAAACTGCTGCTAAATACATGGATCAATGCAAATCGAAAACATTACAATAGAACATAAACCAAAACCGAAACGCTCTACTTACAGTCCTAATGCGGCCAAGCAAGTACAGCCAATACTCGATAGGTTAATCGAAACTGGACAAGACGTTTACGTCAACGCCCAGCAAACCGGATACACAGCAAATACTTTGTACGTCAAATTCAACGATGGATTCAAGTTCATCCTAGACAACTTTGACGAAACAAAATATTCGCTACTCCGAAACAAAGTCGCCATACGCAAGACTGATGACGGCATCATAATCTACTTCAAAGGTACGATACAAAACGCACTAAAGTCTAAAGCAATAGACTACGAGTTTAATGATTCTATTGCGTGGAAGAACGAACTAGAAACTTGGTACAAGACTGCCAAGGACACAGAACTCTTTGAGCGTAACGTCTCTGTCTCCGAAGCTGATCGTGAATTCGTATACAATCTAGTCAATGAAGATTCAGAAGTAGATATTACCGACACTTCTGTTCGCGTAATGAAATGATTTACTTCGATATCTTATGCGCACTCGGACTACTCTACTTTATATTCGGTACAATTTGCGCAATTCTATCAGGACTTGAATGACAATAGAACAACTGCTGGAGATTTCAGTCGAGGAACTAGAGGCAATGCCTGACTCAAAGTTGCAAGAACACCTAGCACCTTACTTAAAAATCTCAAGACCGGACGAGTTAGAAGAACTGAAAGTACAAAAGAAAACCAGAGGAAAGATCAAACTTGATTAAATTAGAGAAAGCTGAAGACCGCTACATTCTTCGCATAGACGCATCTGCCTACAAAGAATCTGCCTGTTCCCTCAAGTTCTATTACACAACTGTAAGAGGTTTGCGTAGTAGTTACATGAATCACAAGATGGAATACGGCACGGCATACCACAAGGCACTAGAATCTTATTACGCAACTGGTGATAAGGTTCAGTCTATGAATGAAGCGTTAACACATTTTTCTAATCCAGACATTCACGTTCCCGTCAATGACTGGCGTACTCAAGGGCATCTCGCCAACTGTATCACACAATACTTTGATCACTACTCAGACGTAGACGGACTCAAGGTAGAGAAGCACGAAGGTAAACCGCTTCTTGAAATGAAGTTTGCTTATCCCTTTTACACAAACGGGTTCATCGACATCATTCTTTGCGGAACAATTGACTTCATTGGTACATACTTTGGTCAGAACATTATATGCGATCACAAGTCAACGGCAGTCACAACAGTTGACCGTTACTTGGCTTCATACGAAATGTCTACGCAACTTATGTTGTATACATTGGTGATGCGCAAGCTGTTCCCTGACAGAAACTATCAAGCACTCATCAACGGCATCTTCTTGTCTCGCTCTGGTCGCAACAAGTTTCAGCGAAGCGCAATCCTAGATTACTCAAATCAGAAGCTCGCATACTTTGAGCAGCATCTTACTGAGACTCTCGTCAACTTCGTCGAGCTACTTACCAAGAACATCAAGGAAGATAAACAATACTTCTTGCCAAACTTTAACTGCTGCGAAACCAAATTCGGAATGTGCAAGTTCACTAGAATCTGCAATGCAGGAGACTTTGGCGAAGCAGTAATCGAGAACGACTTTTACACTAAAAAATATAACCCACTAAACTTCAATGAATAAAATCAAAGTACAAAGTAAAATGATAGATGGAGACAACAATCCTCCGGTAATTAAATACGAACTAACACTAAATACTGCTGCTGGTTTTCAAGCAATGCACAATGCACTTGATTGCCTAGAGTTGCTTGACGCGAAACAGTTGGACTACGGGCCATTGAACATTTCATCCGAGGGACTACTTGGATTGAAGACTCGGCTCGTCGATAAAATCTTCAGACTCAAGAATCTACTTGAGAACAACCGCGAACCGAACAACGAATCACTTGCTGATACTTTTCAAGACATAGTGAACTATGGATTGATCGGCCAACAACTAATCGAAAACACTTGGCCAACAACGGAACAACCTCAACCTCGCAACATCGAAATCTTAATTAGACAATGAACAAACCTATCATCGGAATAGTTGGCGGTAGTGGCACGGGCAAATCAACATCCCTGCGCAATCTACCAGCAGACAAGACAACCATCATCGACCTAGAACGCAAAGGCTTCCCGTTCAAGGAAGCAAAGAAGTTCGACATCATATCGGTAGACAAGATACCTGACGTTAATCCTGCCATCGAAAAGGCAATCAAGAACTCAGATATTGTTGTCTTTGAATCCTTCACCAAATACTGCGAACAACTATCTAGTTACGCCGGTAAGATGTACAAGGGTTACGATGTCTGGTCGTACTACAACAAACAGATTCGTGACCTACTCGACAAAGTGAAAAATGAAAAAGCCATCTTCATATTCACAGCAATCGACGAGATCGTGCGCGTCACTCAGCCAACTGGCGGTGAGTACAATACTCGACGCATCAAGGTGCAAGGCAAGCAGCACGAAGGTTGCATCGAGAAGGAACTGCTGATGGTTCTATTCACAGAAGTTCGTAAGGGAGAGAACTCCATCGACTATTGTTTCCAGACAAACTCTGATGGAGTGACATCTGCGAAGACTCCTCTTGGTATGTTTGATGATCTCTACATACCCAACGATCTCAACGAAGTCATCAAGTCCTGCAACGAATATTATGCCTGACTTACAAGAAAAGTTCGACAAGTTTCATGCAGACAACCCTTATGTGTGGGAGTTGTTCAAGAGGTTTACGTTTGAGGCAATTAATAAAGGATATGATAACTTTAGTGTTGCGTTGGTTGCTGAACGTATCAGATGGGAGACTCTCATCGAAACAAGTGATACAGATTTCAAACTAAACAATAACTACAAAGCGTTCTATGCCCGTAAGTTTCACAAAGTATTTCCAAAGTACGATGGAATCTTTCGGACAAGAACAAGTATAGCCGACAAAAAGAATCTTTTTGCGGGATGAATTTCAGACGGGTACATACTGCTATTAAGATGCAGACAGGATTATCGGTTACTGGTTTCCTCAGTTGGCCAGTATGTCCCTGCATTGATCGCCCGTCGATACTTTCTCACACGAAGTGAGGATAACTGGTAAAAATGCCTACTATTAACCTAAATGATGTAAAGGAGAACGCTCGTCCGTTTCTGCCTTCAAACAACTACACTATTCGTGTAGCCGATACCGAAACCCGTCAGTCACAGAGTGGCAACCCGATGGTTGTCTTGACTTGGGAAATCGTTGCACCTGAGTCTATCGAAGATCCAGACTTGGGAAATGTACGGATTGCTGGTTTGCAATTCCGTGAGTACCTCGTGTTTATCGAGAAGATGGCATTGCGCGTCAAGCGTACTCATCGTGTTCTCGATTTGCCTTTCGAGTTGAATTGTTCCGACGAGAGCGACCCTTGGGGTACTGTCGAGCCGGATGGTTCTATTTATAAGGGCAAGGCTGCCTATGCAACCATCAAGACCGAGAAGGTTGTAAGGAAGAATGCGGAAGGTGAGGCAATGGTAGATCCGTCTACCGGCGACCCTATCACCTTCAACTCGTATTCAGTTGGGGAACTGATCAGTAAAGCACCCGAACACGATCTTGCGTAACCACATGGGGGAGGGTAAAACCTCCCCCTTTTTTCCATGAAAATAAACGACCTAGAAATAAACAAGGAAGACATCGACAGAAAATTTAAGAAATTTGCGCGACGACATGGACTCAAGCCCAGCGAAGTTGGCCATCACGAAAGTCGCACAATGGATTACAAAGTAGATTTTCCGCACAAGAAGCGGCGAACTGCTGAAGTAAGAAAAAGATACGGAACACCTGACTACGTTAAAAGAAAATACTGTGAAAGAATTAACGACCATAATTGATGACATTCGTACCAAGGACAATGCACAAGCGTTGGAACGGTTACGAATCAAGACGACTGAGATGCAAGCCGAGGCTTTAGCAGACGGTTATCTATCGGGAATCTCTGATGCAATCCTAATGCTACAAGATTACATCAAACAAGATTCAATCAAGGACAAGCTCAAACAAGAAGCACTCAAGGCGCGTGAGACACAAACCAAGTCTAAAGTACAGCGGTCTAACGGTAATTCTCGAAAGTCCAAGTAGATTCGACAAGGGTAGTCTAATCTCAGGCTACGCTGGTCATCTATTCCAAAACGCCCTTGGTATTCCGAGACAATCTTGCGACATCAGATTGCTCAATACCTTGGGCGAAGGCTTTCTCCCCGACACAAAAGTAATTTTGTTGTTGGGCGAGAAGGCTCTTAAAACTTTCAAGAACTCAAAACTCGGTGGTCAGCGTGGCTGTCCTTGGATGGTACATGGACGCACCTACATTGCTACGTTCGCTCCGCAAAATGCCATTGATCGCAAGGCATACTTCAATCCGCTCGCACACGAAACCGAGTACGATTACGACGAAACCGAGAGACACGGCAAAACCAAACGATCCAACTGGCGATACTGGATGCAACGGGATGTATCAAAAGCTGCCGGTTATCTCAAGACTCCACCTAATCCCATCGAAGGTGAGAGTGACATCTATCCCAAAGCATCCGAAGTTATAGATTTACTAACAAACACTAAAGGCAAGGATATGTTCTTTGACATCGAGACAAATCCTAGCCTTGAGATGACTTGTTTCGGGTTCTCGTTTGGCGGCAAAGGCTACTGCGTACCAATGCTGCGAATAAACTACTACCATTACGACGAGACTCATCAGATTTTACGCGCACTTGCCGTTGCATTCAGAGACAACACAGTAGTCATACACAACGCACTCTTTGATTTGTTCGTTGTCGCATACCGATATGGTATTCCTGCGCCTCGCAAAGTTTATGATACAATGCTGGCGCATCATAGGCTGTTCCCTGAAATAGAGAAGTCTCTCGGACATTGCATATCACTTTACACAGATCAACCTTATCACAAGAACGAAGGTTGCTACAATCCACAGAACGCAGAACAGTTTGATCAACTCTACCATTACAACGTCAAGGACGTACTCACGATGGCGTTGATCAAGCCATCCATTGACGAACTCGCAGTTACGATGGGCGCAACTAAATCCATTGAACAAGCTAACTCAATGGTAGTGCCGTATCTTACTGCAATGTGTCAGGGACTCCGCATCAATACAGCAGAGAAGAAGAAGATTCTGATGCGCAACGAGCGACACAAGAATCAACTTCGCAGAATGCTGAGTCTTCTTGTCGGTCACGATCTAAATCCAAACAGTCCGAAGCAAGTGTCTGTCTATTTGTATGACCGCATGAAGCTCAAGAAACCAGCGAAGGATTTAACAAACGAGAAGACCCTGCTTCAACATCGACTCAAGTATGATCTTCCAGCAATCTCAATAATTCTCAAGTACCGATCAATCGCCAAAGAATCAGGCCAACTAAAGTACAATCCTTACGACGGTCTGCACAACAAACCGATGGTTGATCGAATCACGACCTCGTACAACTTGGCTGGTACATCTACATTCAGATTGGCAAGTCGCAAGCTACTTGGTCGCTGGGGTACGAACATCCAGAACATACCAAAGAAGTTGCGACATCTGTTCATTGCTGATGAAGGTAAGGTTCTTGTGCAAGCTGACCAAGCAGGAGCAGAGGCAATGATCGTTGGCTACCTATGTACACAAGGCAACTTCCGCACACTATTCCTTGAAGGCATCAAGTCTCATGTGTTTGTTGCTATGCGTCTGTTTCCTGATGTCTGGTCTGCTGAACTTGGTAGAAGCATCGACGAATTCTGCGAAGCCCCCATCCATGAACTCAAGGACATCAAAGGTTGGGATGAACTCAATAGTGTAATCAAAGATAGCGACAATTGGACTGCCGATAAACGCTACTACTTCATGGCCAAGATGGTTTGTCACGCATCGAACTACGGAATGAAAGCACCAACCTTCCGTACAAATATCTTGCAAAAGTCTCAAGGTGCAATCGCCCTTGAATCGAAAGAGGCTAAACGATTTCTCAGCACTTATCACAAGTTGTTCCCTGAGATAAACCAATGGCACAACGAGACTGTCGAGCGACTAAAGGAAACACGAACACTCAAGAACCTGTTTGGGTATCCGCGATACTTCACCGGCATCATTGATGAATCAATGTACAAGGAAGCGTATGCATTCGTGCCTCAATCGACTGTCGGATGTATCACGAACCTCGCATTTGTCGAGCTACAGAACCGGCAAGATTTGCAAGAGTTAGGAGTTGACGTACTCCAGAACAACCATGATAGTGTGCTGCTTCAATGCGCACCTGAGCATTCAGAATTCGTTGCCCAAGAAGCAATGAAGCACCTGAATCGTGAAATGATTTCTCCCCGTGGCGAACGATTCTCCATGAGATCGGAAGCAATGATCGGGGATAACTGGAAAGAAATGATAGATGTCTAAACCAACAATAAGCTACAACGTGGATGACACAAATATAAGTGTCACATTCGATAACTTCTTCGATGGAGATGAAACTCAGCCTGTCTTGTTTATCACCATAGATGGAAAACCATTCCCTGCTTTAACCTTTGAGCAGTATTCAATAATCGCAAAACTGATAGAAACACTTGATGACTAATCTTGAGAAGTGGCGGCACTATCTCAAAGATTTGGAATCACCCGATCTATTTATTGATTGGAGTTTCTACAGTTTGATTAGTGCTGCGTTACAGAGGCGAGTCTGGTTGTATCCAGACTCAATGTCCATATATCCGAACATCTTTACGTTGCTTGTCGGGCCTCCTGCTGCTGGTAAATCTCGCGTGATCTCGCAAGTTACCGACATCATAAAGAGCGAGAAGCTCATGGAATTTGACGTTGAGAAAAACGAGATGGTTCCGATGTATCCTTACGGTGCAGACACAACTACGCAAGAATCGTTGCTTCGTTATATGCGTGATGATTGTATGCGGACGTTTACTATACCCGATACTCGTCTTGGTGGAAGTGCGCTCAAGAATAAGTCGCATCATTCCATCTGCTTTATGATTGAAGAACTCGGTGTACTCTTTCGCAAGAACTCCGAGGACATGGTGAATATGCTGAACCAGTTTTATGATTCACGCAGTTACCATTACAAGAGTAAACACCAAGGCTCAGACGACATCACGAACATCTGCGTAACAATGCTGGGAGGAACAACACCTTCATTCATTCGCGAAGCGTTTAGTGATAGGATTATATCGCAGGGTTTTACTTCTCGCGTCATCATTGTATTCGGTCATGCGCCTAGATTCTTTCGTCAGTTTCCCGGTCTATCAGACGAGCAGATACGTTGCCGTAACGACATTGTCAGTTGGCTGTACGCAATGCGCAAAATCTCAGGTGAATGTAAGTTGGATGCCGAAGCGTCTGCGTGGCACAAACATCTTTATGAGTCAGGAGAACTGGATAGAAAGCGAGTGAACAAAGACCCTCGACTCGATAATTATTATGGCAGGAAGAATGTTCATCTGTTGAAGACTGCCATGTTGATGCATTTCGCTGATGGCACGACGAAGGAGATTTCATTGTCGCAGATCAAACGTGCATTCAAGTTGTTGACTATAACGGAACACAAGATGCATGAAGCGTTCAATACTGTTGGACGTAATCCGATTGGTGAAATCACCAAACACATTTTAAGATATATTATTGACTCGGACTCAGGTGTTCGCTACAAAAAGTTATGGCTGAAATTTGTATCTGAGGTTACGAAACAGGAACTAGACCAAGTGCTAGAGTTCCTCGTAACTACGGAGCAAGTCGAGAATACCGGAGGATGGTTTAGACCCTTGGTTGACGATGTTTACGATAGCCTTAACTTCTAAACTGGGTCAGGCATTTGTAGCGATGTCTGTTTGCGGGTCTTGTTTTTCTTGGTTTTCCAAGGCTCGACCAGTTTCATGAAACCGCCAAGAGGAACAACTCATCTGCGTCTTGATACAAACGGCAAACGTGCTGTTGAACTAATCAAAGATAAAGATTGTATGGCAGGATGCGAGGGTAAGATTACTTACCTGCGGAAGCAGGGTAAGTCTTATAAAGAACTAGGCTCATTCGACTTTGATGGTAGCCTTGAGTCTTTCAGCCAACTCGATAGCGCGGAGTAGAATCTTACGCTGACCTCTAGTCTCTGCAAGTTGTAGTGCTTCATGTAGGTTTTCTATTAATTCAGTCATCGTAGCAAGTCCCATGCGCCTTCGTATTCGTGATACTTCTTGCCGTCTCTAAATATCTTCAGAGTCTTTGTGGCAACATCCTCTACTGGCACGACCCAAAAGCGGTTGCCATCAATAACACAACAAATGAAAAAATCAATGTGTTCTTTCGTGTAAGCCTCTTTAGCAAAATTGCCGTGACTCAAGCTGAATGCGTAATGTGGCCCGTGATTCTGAACTGTTAATGCAACTTTCTCAGTACACTTAACTTGAATGCGACAGAAGTGCTGAAACTTTTCTGCGATTAAATCGTAATAACAATTGTCTCCATACGGAAAGGCTACGTTCCACTCACGACGCATCAACTCTTGTGCAACGATAAGTTCTCCCCGTGATCCAATAGTCTTCACAACAACTTACCTTTAGATCCAATGTATCTATAGATGAGTGCTTTCTTTTGTTCCTTTAGTCTCTCGAATTCTTTCTCAGTTTTGATTAAGCCTTCTGCTTGTTCCCGCTCAATGATTGTACCGGGCATCATCTTTGAGCCAAACTTCCGAGATAACATTGCGCCCTTCTCGCTTCGGTTGATTGTTGCCAAGTCGGGGAACCTAGCTAGATCAGCTTTGCTCGGCTCAATTCCAAGGTATTGAATACGATCCTTCTGCCTTACATACTCTCTGCTAGATGATAATGCAGGGGTTGTTGACCAATTACCTTCCCATAGCGTGTTTAGATTATCCTTAAATATCTTTTGTTGCGCAGCAAGATCGTTTGGTTTTTTCTGCATCGCATCACGCGCTGCTTCACGAACTGCTGCTGGCAGAAGTTTTCTTGCGTCAGCTATGTTGTTGGCTTTTCTAAATTCTTTTCTGGCTGGATGAACATACTCATTGCCAACGTCCGGTGATACTCCTTGTCGGTCTTTATCTGTTGTCAGTCGCTCCCACTTACGCAGACTTGCCCGTGCGTTAAACTCAGACATATCTTCAGACAACAGCAGATGATTTGCTGCGTAACGAGTTGTCTGGTTCAAGTCAGTAAATGTTTTGCGGATAAACTTTGTCCAGACTGTTCCGAAGTTCTCGCCTGTCATTTCGCCTGACGAAAAGAACTTGGAGAAGTCTTGTACAATCTTTGATGCTTGATCGAACGCAGGAAAAGTAAAGCCACCGGGAATACCATCCATTACACCAAATCGCGAAGTCTTGACTAGGTCATAAATCAACGCAGACTGAAACCCAAAGAAACCAGCGTACTGCATAGAGTTAAGAACAGCATAAGCTAGTTCCTTATCGTTCTCCATGTGTAATGCTTCTATAATCTTTGGATCACTTTGCATCTTGTTCGCAATCTGCTCCGAGATATACTTCAATGCTTCGCCTCCAATGACTGCACCAATCGTTGCTTTAACTAACGGTAACGGATCGCCCTGAGTCTTCAATGGGCCGATGACATCCTTGACCATGCGGTCTGATTTCTCAATAGACCAACGTGACAATGAAGTCACCATGCTGAGAACACCGCGCTGCGTGAACTTCGGCAACCCTCTTGCATCATAGGTTCCCTGATTTATCTCAACCCATGCAGCAGCAGCTTTGTCCATCAACTCGTCTGGTACTTTAGTGCCGCGACCAACATAGTCCATTAAGTTCTGCTTCTTGCCGTTGATAACAACGTCACCCATCTGCTTCTGTAAATTGTTTAGCAGTCTGTTTGCAGTCCAATCTGTTGTGATTGCATCGAGTGGGCGCATATGAAGTGCGGCCCAAGTAATCTGCTTGCCAAAAGCAAACTGTAATGCGCGAGTACCTTGCTCAAGAATGTTACGACCACCAACACGAAGTGCAGTATCAGCGGCTCGGTTTGCGTAATCAGCAATCCGATTGATACTCTCAGCTTTATACTCAAGATTGTTTAAGTTGGTCTTGTTGATTCCATACTCAAAACTCTTGCGCCATGCATCTCGTATATCCAACAGGTGAGTTGCAAGAATTGGTAAGTCCTGCAACCTCATGTAAGGCAAAGCAAATAAGTAAGACGAAAAGAAATCACGAATACCAGCACCAGCGCCCAGCCAACTAGATGTAACTAACCTATTGAATGTACGAATGGCTAGATCATAACCTTCGTAGTATCCGATGTAGTTCTCCATGACTGCCTCAATCTCGTTTGAGTCATATAGTGCCTTGCCGCTTTTTACTTTGATGTTCTCCTTGTCGTATGTTGGCAGATTGAACGGGCCTCCATTCTCCATGCCATCAAGGTCGTACTCTGTAATGTACTTACCTTCTTGATCTGGCATACCAAGAATCTGTCTGGCTTTCGGATCAAGTTCTATATGCTTAAACATCGCCATGTCTTTAGCAAAACGAACAACGTAACGAGTCATACGTTGAACTGCGTTTGCTTCAACCCAAGCAGCAGGAATACCTAGCTTGCCCGTTGCAACGCGGAGTGCCTTGAACTTGTGTGAACCTATCTGTTTGTCTGTCGCTCTTAATGCGCCAGCAAAATTATCAAAAAGTATCTCTAGCTTCTCGTCGTTGGTCTTACCCTTTTCACTTGGTAGCGAAACATTGTCACTCTCATCCTTGATTCCTGCTTCCTCTGACTGCTTGACTGCATCATTGAATTCCTCGTCAGACATATCTTTGGATATGGACTTCCAATACTTGATGAGTTGCGTCTTGAGTTCTTGATACTCTTTGCTTTGCTTCTCGCCTTTCATCAAGATTCGGCGTTTGTCTTGAGCAATAATCTCAGGAGTATATTCAAGCGTGTGTTGACCGGGAACATACTGTGGTTCTCCATTACGATAAACCGCAACCTTCAATCCAAGGTCATTCTGTAATGTACGAGTGTCACGATACACACTTTCTATCATACGATCATAGTATCGTATGCGTGCGTTGCTGTTGTACGCTTTAGCTAGATCATCATCTATCTTGTCAATTAAACCTAGCTTTGTGTGCCAACGCTCTGTCTGGTATCGGCCTAACGTAGCCATTTCATCGCCTGCCAAATGTACTTCGCTTAACGCGAGCATGGTTCTTTCTAGATAGCGACCAACCATCTCACGTTCTTCTGCGTGTACTGATTCAAATTTTGACGCGATGTACCCTGCCAG